GTGGTCGTTATGCAAGTACGGGTGAGGGTTTGATGAATGTAATGGCAACAGACAAGGACCATGAGGTAAATTGCAAGGCATGTCGGAGTCAGATAGATGAATAGGTATGCAGTACAGGAGAAGCGCAACGAGGTAAGTAGGTTATTGAGAACCAGTAATCGGAATCGTAATGCTATGCGTTGGAGTAAGAATGAGACAAAGGCCCATATTGACATGAAGTTTTCGATTTGCAAGCAGTTGAAGGAGTGGGGCCACGAATTTTACACAGAGGCGGTGTTTGAGCCGAGTGGATTGCGTGCGGATGTGATTGATGCGGACATGGGTATTGTTTACGAGGTAGTCAATACTGAGGGTAGTGATTCTATAATGAAGAAACAACACATGTATCCTTTGGAGATACGGGTTGTGAATGCTAATCAGAAGTTTAGTGCGGATTTATTATTATGAACGACAACTTTGAGGAGGACTTGGAGGATGGTCAGATGGGTGAGCGTGCGGTTCGTCATTTTGTAGAGAGTCAATGGCACAAGCGGTTTATTACATATGGAAACACAGCGGCTTTTGACATAATGTTTCAGAACAATCGTCAGAAGCCAGTATTTTTTGAGGTAAAGACTGATTTGTTTGAAAAGGATTGGGACAAGGGAGGAACGGGCAATATAGCGATAGAGTACAAGTGTCGTGGTAAGCCGAGTGGAATTAATACGACAATGTCGGATTGGTTTGCTTATTATTTTCCTAACATAAGTAACAATCATTTATGGATAATAGACATGGAGGAGCTTAGGAAATTAATAAAGACTCATAAGTTTAAGACGGTAGATGCAGGAGAGTTTGATGAGAAGACAGGAAAGAAGGTAAGTCGTTGTTATTTGATACCACGGTTTGATTTCCGCGGATATTTTAGTGTATTTTCGTTTGACGGTCAGAGGTGGTTACCATCATTAGATTGATTAAGGATGGTAAGGTTATAGAAGAGACGGATGATTTGCATAAGATGCATGAACAACTTATAATTCATGACAAAGACGTTAAAGAGATAGTGATAACTATCCGTAAGTATAAAGATGGATAATAGTAAGCACATCACGCAAGCGATAGCGGGGGCGTTGGAGATAATGAATGAGCAGCCTCTTAGTTTGAATGAGTTTATAGATGAGGTGATGTTGGACTTTATGGAGCATGAGCCGGGGACTTATGTTCCGTTGGGTGAGATGCATAGTCAGTGGGAGGCGAATTTCCAGAAGGGGGAATTTGCATCTATAATTTGTGCAAGGGGTCACTTGAAGACGACATGGGGGTTGTGTGTGTTGGCATATTATATGCATAAGCAGCCAAATTTCAGGGCATTGTATATTTCGGCCACATTGGAGCAGGCTTGGGACAAGTTGGAGCAGTTTGAGGAATTATGTAAGCGAAGTTGGCGTCTTAGTTCGTTTTTAGAAAAGTCAGATGATAGGAAGGTGACAATACGTAAGAGTGCAAAGAGGTTCAACAATGGAAGTAGGGTTGCTGCTGCAAGTATTGGTAAGGCCTTGGAAGGACCTCACGTTCATATGATAATTTTGGACGACGTTTTGCAGGAGTTTCCAAATTTGACAGATGAGAAGGTTATTCATTATGTTCAGAGGGTTGTAATGCCGATGCGGTTACCAGAGTCTAAGATGTTATTAGTAGGAACGCAGAAAAGAGTTGGAGATATTACAGATTGGGTGTCGGAGAGTTCTGAGTGGAATGTAGTAAGGCATCCTGCTTTGTTGGAGGATGGGAGTCCTCGTTGGCCAGCGTATTGGAATCAAGAAAGATTGGACAAGGAGAAGGAGACAATGGGAAGTCGGGCGTTTGAGTCTGAGTATATGTTAAATCCATTGGACCCAGAGAGTGCAGTTATACCGTATGAGGTATTACAGAGATGTTTGGACGAGAATTTGGATATGGGGTTACCAGAGTATGATGACGATACAGTCGTCGTAATGGGTGTTGACTTGGCTGTGGGTATGAACAGTCAGAATGATGAGACAAGCTACTGTCTTGTGGCTTATAATAAGCGTACGGAGTATCGTAGAGTTCTTTACAGTTGGACAGGCAAGGTAATGGCTAAGGGAAGTGGTTGGTTGGAGACACAGGTGTTAAAAATCAGAGAATTGGCGAAACGTTTTAATCCAGATACTATAATGATAGAATCGAATGGTTATCAGAGGCTTGTTGTCCACAGTGCGAGTGATTTGGCGGGCCTTCCTGTGGAGGGTCACAACACGGGACGCGAAAAGCACAGCCACGATGTTGGTATACCGGGCTTGGCCTTGGAGTTTGAGAAAGAGAGATACCAGATTCCGTGGAAGAAGGAAATAAGGGAAGCAAGTCGTCCCGGTCCTAGAAAGTTAACGGATGGATTGGCAAGGTTAATTTACGGAAAGAATGGAAGGTTAGAGGGTCATACACCAGATGCGGTGATGGCTTTATGGATGTGTGAATTGGCTATTAAAGGCATGAACAAGAAGGGGTTGGCTTACGTTAGTTGGGATTACATATAGAAAAGGTTATATACATCAAGCACCTACGAAACATCCAACTAGACTATGAAAAAGAGAACGAGGTTGGAAATTTATGGAATTAGCACAGCTACCAAAGAGAGCCTTAAAGAGATTGCTAAGGCGGAGAATGTTCCCACAGGCGTCTTAGTGGAGCCAGTTCTTAGAAGATATGTTCGGGAGTATCATGGGCGATAAGAAGACACGGTACAAGATTCCGAGTGGAGTAAAGGAGGAGGCTCGGAGGGGCAGGACTTTGAGAACGATGCATGGATATGGTGGCGGGAAAGTCACGAAGGCGATAAATTACCGATTAAGGGTTCAGAAGGATGTAGGATATGGGACTGCGGTAAAGATAGATACTTATTACAGGAGGCATGAGGATGTAGACCCTAAGGGTGAGAATTTTGATAATCGTAAACGTCCTAGTAAGGGATTGATAATGTGGAAGATGATGGGTGGCAATGCAGGTCATAGTTGGAGTAAGAGGCTTAAAAAAAGTTTAGATGTGATTCAGAAAAAGGAAAGGCTTAATAAGATAAATCAAACATTGGAGGAGATACATGGCATGGTACGATAGGATAATTGGGCGTAAGCCGATACGGAAGGTTTCGGCATTGGAGGAGATAATCTCCAGAGATTCGGCTCAGGTATTGAAGGAGGCAAGGACACCAGTTTATTCTGCGATGGGTGCTATGGGTTCTTTTGAGGATTCGATACTACCTCCAGTGGACCAGAATTATTTAGAGCAGTTAGCAGACAGGTATTCACATCTTAGGACAGTTATCACTCGTATTGCGTCACAGGCAGTAGCTAAGGGGTGGGAATACCACGCTGTTGGTGATACTGGCGACAAGGAGGAGAGAAAAATCTTAGAGCGTCTTTTGAAAGACCCGACAAGTGGAGATGCAGATATTTCGGGTATGGAATTATTTAAGGCAATGATTAGACAGTTAGAAGTGTTTGATGATTGTTGGGTAAGTATTGTTTATGATAGGATAGAGGGTAGTGAGGATAAGTTAGTAAAACAACTTTGGATAGAAGATGCGAAGCACATGCGATTTCATGTGGACGAGTATGGTAGGTTCAAGGATGACGAATGGTTTGACACAGTTACTCGTAAGTTGGTAGATGGTAAGGATGCTGAGACGGAGGGAGGATTCCCTGCGGAGAAGGTGGCTTATTTCTATGACCAAGGTACAGATAAGGACAATATTCCTTTTGCAAGGGATGAGATGATTCATTTTAATAAATACAGTGCGAATGCAAGGTTGTATGGGCAATCGCCAATTATAGGTCTTTCTAAGAAAATCGAAACAGCGCTCGCCATTGAGAATTTCCAAAATAAGATTTACAAATTAGAGAGACCACCTAAGGGTTTCTTGGATATTCCCGGTCATGATGAGGAGAGTTTGAATCGGCTTGGGGAATACATAGCAGAGGAAACTCGAAGGAATCCGAACTTTGTTCCGATAATTAGTAGTCGAGGTGAGGGTGTATCGGCAGGTCAGGCCAAGTTTGTACCAGTTATGCCTAACATGGATGAGTTGATGGCGTTGCCTTACATGGAGCGAATTAATAATGATATTAATGCATCTTATGGAGTAATGCCGATTGTTACAGGAAGTACGACAGGAGTAGGCGGATTAAATTCGGAAGGGGAACAGATTTCGCTTTTTGATAGGACAGTTCTTGAAACGCAGCAATGTTTGGAGATGGGGTTCCTTAGACCGTTGATGAAGTTAATTGGAATAGAAACATGGAAGGTCAAATTTGCAGATATCAATACAAAGAATGAGCAACAAGCATTGGCTAACATGTTACAGAAGGCAAATATAATTACAGTATTAAACAAGGTAGGAATCAAAGCTACGTTGGACAAGGATGGTAATTTGGTTCTTCCAGAGGAGGCTACGGTAGTAATGCCTGAGGAGTCTAAGCCTGAAGTTGGTGCATTGAAGCCGTGAGTAACTGCAAGAAGTGTTTAGCGAGTGGGATGCGCGTACATGTATTAAGTTCTGGTTTTTGTCAGGAGTGTCAGAGTGAGTTGGAGTGGAAGAACGCACCACAAGTACATAGAGGGCAGATGGAAAAGAAAGCGAGGATGCAGTATTACGAGAGGGGAGAAGCGTATGTTAAGCGAAAGTGGAAAGAAAAGTACGGTGACTCTTCGACAGAGGAAGTAGCATCTTATAGATAATGGCACTTAACTGGATAGTTTTTAATGAACCCAAGTGGAAAGACATAAGATTGAGTTTAAACCGCTATAGTCAATATTGGTATTGGGATGAGATTATTCAAGAGGCAGTATGGGAATGGGCATCGGAAATAGAAGATACGGCACAACAATATTTAAATGATAAAGTAGACAATGTAACTGGAAAGTTAAAAGATTCTATTTATGTGGTTGTTGATGAAGATGGGGACTTGGCAATTAAAAGTCGGCATAGGGCTGCTCAATTAATAGACAAAGGCGGCGAGTCTCCGTTTCCAAGTTGGACTTCTCCAACAATCAAAGAGTATGCCGAGCATTACGGTATAGAGCCATTTGTATTAGCAAGAGGAATTTTTAAGAATCAACCTTTTTCAGAAGCTACTAATTTTGCACGGAATGCTTTAATGTATCATATGGACGATATTAAAGATGAGATTTACGCGATTGCCAAAAGAAGACACAGCGAAGGTTATTAGTTTCCGGAAAGTTTTATTTGTTTATATACACGTAGTTAATCTTAGGCCGTGGCAGATGCTAAAGATACTAAGTGGCAGGTCTATCGACCAGAGTGGTATAATGAGAGAATCTTAGAGACATTTATTTCTTCACCTATCATCGACAAACAGAACGACAAGA